CCCATAGAGCCTATGGACATAGATAGAGAGTGGGCGGGGGTTTCCCCCCACCCACTAACTAACCTAAGCAGACATCAACTCAGAAACCTTCTGATACTCAAGAAGGTTTTCGATTCGCTTTGCGAGTTGCTCCAACTCATAACGAACCTTTGGTGACTTGACAACAACAACCTTGTCAATGGCAACAGAAGCCGACTTGACAAAGCGTTCAGCGTCTAGACCGAGTTGTGACTCAAGAGCAGCCTTCTCGGCTACCTCGACCACAACTTCTGCTTCCAACTCCTCAAGAGCGGGAATGAACTCATCTTTGGCAAGGTCGAATAGACCATTGAGGTCAGCATACTTCTTGCTGATTACCTCACGCATAGAGAACACATCTTTCGGTGCGATTCCATACTTGTTGGCGATGAATCCGCCGTAGAGAACTACGGCTTTAGCAGAGTCCAACTTCTCTCCAGTAGAGATGAAGCCAGATGGGACAAGCGTGTTATCCGCGCCGAAGTGCTGACTTGCTTGGGAGATGGCTTCTATTGAGCCACCCTTACCGCGAGTAGCGACAAGGCGGGATAGTGATTCGCGTGCTGACATTTTACTGCCCTTTCACAGATAGGGTCATTCGCCCTATTACTGCGTGCCCCCAGTAGGAGTCGCACCTACTGAGGGCGGCGAGTAATGCCTACCGCTATTACTACTTCTAACTTTTGCGTCTGTCGCCTTGCCCCTTTATGATACTTATCCGTTTTGTCCCAATTTGTCCGATTTGTCCGTTATGTCCGTTTTGCCCCCCTATGGGTTAAATGTCCGTTTTGTCCGTATTTGGCCAGGTGAAACAAACTGTTGGGACTTAAATGGGGTAGGCAGTAGCCTCTATGATCATAGTCGGGGGAATTTTGGGTCACAGGTCGGGGGGATTGTTAGGTTTTTACCTTTTGAGGTCGTCACCTCATCACCTTAAAATTTCGGGGACCTACAGGCTTATAAGGCAGTAGCCGGGGGATACACTAGCGGGGTATGGACGATAAAGAGCGTATAGAGCGTTGGATATGTCAGATATGTAGGAAACGCTATGTCGTCACAGGGTTAGCTAGGGATTGCGAAGAGAAGCACTTGGAGGAAGAGTATGGCTCGAGGTAACGATAGTTATAGTCGTGATCTACGTGAGGCAGCTCAACAGCGGGCGGATCTAGAGAACAAGAAGTTAAACCTAGCTCTCAGAGGGCGTGAGAAGGTCTTTGGGGACGAGGAGACGCCTAACAGCACATTAGCTGGACGGGAAGCTCGACTCTCGTCTATGGACGCTGGAAACCCGTGTGGACCAGGTTATGAATGGATTGATGCGCCACAGAGCTCAGGTAAGACACGACATAGAGCTCAGAAGTGCTGCTACTCAGTAGACAGGGCTATGGAGGTCCTAGTCATCATTATGCGTGATGGATCCATGATTCAGTACGATGGAGTAGATGGAATGCTATGGGACCTCTTAAAGCAGTATGAGTCTACCCATGACTTCATTGAAATGTACCTAGATGGCCACCCGTGGTCTAAGACTCAATACTCAAACCTGCCCCGGAAAAGGCCAGAAGAGTTTCAGCTAGGTGTAGAAAGATAGTACGATAGTATTACTGTAACTACGGAGAGGGCCTCATGACTACGCTTGTTGCTATTCAGGGTGAAGGCTGGTCCGTTATTGGCTGCGACTCTCGTGCATCTGACGAAGATGGCCGATATATGGATCTTGCTACATCTAAGGTTATTGATAACAATGGTGTACTGATAGCTGTCTCCGGCGCTTCTAGAGGTGGAAACATTACTCAATTCGGATGGAAACCTCCGAAGCCTAGAAGTGGTGAAGACTTAGATAAGTTTATGACTAGACGTTTTATCCCATCAATGCGTAAAACTTTTCAGGATGCAGGTTATGACGCTAAAGATGATGGTGATGCAGCATGGCAAGACTCTAACCTCATCATTTCTGTAAGAGGCACGATCTACCCGATCTTTAATGATTACTCTTGGGATCGAGAAGCCCGCCGCGTTTACTATGCTGGTAGTGGTGGGGACGTTGCATTGGGCGCACTTGAAGCTTTGAACTACACACGTATAACTACACCCGAGGCCGCCGAAAAGGTTGTGAGGCGTGCAATTGAGATCGCGTGTAAGCACGACATCTATTCTGGTGGAGAAATCCATACATACATACAAGAGGCTTAATTTCTGTCATCCTTTGTTGGTTCGACCGAACAAATCACATTGATCAGTGAGGAAAAATTTAATGGCACTAAATAACGATGGACACATGCTCGATAGTTCGGGCAATGTAGTCGTAGATTACGTATGGGGTAACTTCCCCGCACAACCAAATGATGACCGTGCTGATGGCACACCTACTGCAACACTTACAGTTGGTGGAGATCAGAACGTTAGCTGGACTAACAAGAGCACAATTGCTTCTGCACGTTTGAACCCAGCACTAGGAAATCACGCAGATATTGAAACTGCATGGTCAGGATTCCCAGACTTTGTAGCTAACTCTGCTGGTAAGAAGCTTTCAGGCAGCTACTACATTGCTGTACCAAGCGTTCTTGGCCTAACAACAGCTCTTGCTCTTGATGCGCTTAAGGATGCTGGTTACGAAGCAGCTAATATCACTACAGCTTCTGCAGCAACTAACGCAGCTGGAAGCATCACAGATATTGACCGCACTGCTGGTTCAACAACTGTTGAACTTACAGGCGTTGGTTTCACAGCAGCGTACCCAGTCGGTACAAAGATTACAGTTGCTTCAACAGGAACTGTTGACGGTACATGGACTGTAACTGGTAACACAAGCACTAACAAGATTCGCTTTACCTCAAATGCAAGCACAGTTCTTACATCAGGTACAGGCTCAATTGTAGGTGTTGCTGGAACAATCAAGACACAGTCAACAGCAGCTGGTGCGAACTCAATCGCAACCACAGGAACTATCACAGTTACTCCTTGGGCAGCAGCTTCATAAGTCTTACAACTTAATAGCGCAAAACCCCCTGTTTCTACGGCGAATACGTGGCAGGGGGTTTTGGCATTTATGTAACACACAATAGTGAGAGTATTAACCGTGGCTATAGACAAGAAGCAATTTAAAGTTAAAAAGGAGAAGCACCATAAAACTACTGGTCGCTTAGGTGGCGGGTATGTTGTTGGTGGATTTCCTTGGTACTGGCTTTACTCTGGAACAGGGTATATGACTGGTGCCACCCCCGGAAATGATCACAGCCCAAATGAAACCGCTCAAAATGGTTTCGGTCAGGAGTCAAACAGTGGTGTTGGAAACGCTTCAGATGGATCAGGCGCAGGCGCAGGAGACGGCGGAGGGGCTGGTTCTATGTGACCAATGCTCTGCTAGAGCACAGGTTGAGGTAGGGCTTTTAACCGGAAAGCTAACTTTTTGCCTACATCATTACAATAAAAATGCTGAAGTCCTTACAAATAAGGGCGCAGTTGCTAAACTTCTAAACATATAACACTAACAAGGAACGGATCCTTATTATGCCAGCACCTATCAATGGACAATCTTTCGTATCACCTCAGAGCGGTGGCTCTGGTGGGTGGATGGCTAAAATATTTGGCGGTATTGGTGATAACGCCCGCGCCCGTTCAATGGCACAAATTCAATATGATTTGCACGAGGGTAAGTCTGTTATTGACACTCGAGAAACAAATGCACGCACAACTCACCGCGTAGCAGCTGAAACTGCCGGTAAAGTTTTTCAAGAAGACAACGGTTACAAGCGTGGTCTTCAGTATAAGAAGAGCCACGATAAGTGGAACGCAAAGTTTGCTCGGGACAATGCAGACCTTAAAGACAACCCTATTTACGTAGGAACAGGCGAAGTTAGTGCTAAGGGCGTTAAGCAACAGAAAGCTGCTTCAGTTCGTTACCCAGATAGAACTCCAGAAACTAAAGCTTCTACTGAAGGAGCTACTACTGCAACAGTAAATAATACTGATACCTCTAATTACAACACTTCAGTATTTAATCCTTCAACTGCAGGTCCTAATAATGGTACACCTACACCTCCAGGAGGCGGCGCCGCTAAGAAGACTGCTGCTAAGAAAACAGCTGCTAAGAAAACAACAAATGTTAAAAAAACAAGCTCGGGTGGCGGAGTAACAGAAATTAGAAATTCTAGTGTGGAAACAGGTAACCGATAATGCCTAAAGATCCTAAGAAAAAAGGACCTAGTCCAAAAAAGATTATTGCTACCGGAAGAAAAATTAAACAAGAACGTGTTGCAAAAAAATCTTCTGACATTGCCGCAGCAACTGCCGGCACTATTGACCTTTTAAAAGCTTTCCCACCAACGCCTGCAGCTAAGCCAGAGGAACCTAAAAAAGAACCAAGCAAGAAAAAAATTAAAGGTATTAAACCAAAAACTATTATTGGGTCAGATGCAGAAGGAAAAGCTCAAAGACCAGCTCCTCTTGGCTCACCCGACAGAACTATTGAGGGCACTCGCCAAGAAATAATGAAGAGCACAACTGAACGTGCTCTATCAGAAATTGGTAGTGAAAAAGCTGGCTCAAAGTATCAAGAAGCTATGCGTGAAGTTCCTTCCAACCCTAAACCAGAAGATATTAAGAACAAGGCTGTAGGAGAAGACCCTAAGTTAACTCCCCGAGCTAATATGGAAGAGCTCCCTTCAGAGGGCGAACTAGCCCGACGTAGAGCTAAAAACGCTCCTTTAGCTACACCACAAAAAAGCGGTATCTTTACAGGTGCTCCAACACCTTATCAAAAACCTGAATCAACTTCTAGCACTGCAAATGATGAACGTCGTGCAGAAAAAGGCATGGGCGTTGCAGGAGAAGAAAAGGGCATCATTGAGCATGCAATTAGATTAAAAAATAGAAACAACGATGTAGCTTGGCGTGCAGGTAAGCTCAGAGAAAAACCAGCTGTAGCAACTTCATACAATGACGTCAAAGATACGCATGAGCATCAGGTAGCTAAAGTTATGCACACAATGAACTTGAGTGAAGAACAGCTACAGTCTCACGCTAGATCCATAGGAACTAGCTACGAAAAGGCTGTAGAAAGTCTTCATAGCGTAGTTCAAGCTCACAACGATTTTCACGGTAAAAAAATTAAGATGGTTCCAGGACCTGGAGATTATTGGGAGCACCCAACTACTAAGGCAGTAATACCTGTGTCGGCAAATCATCCAGACATGCCGCAAGCATTTATGCGTACAAAAGGAAAAATTACTAGAGTTAACCGTGGGCCGGACGGAGAGCTTATAAACACAAAGCCTTCTGTTGAAGGTTGGGATAGCTTTAAGGCATCAGGTGGAGCTACTGTTTGGAAAAACTACAAAGCTCCAAGAGGAATTGATTTAGTAGATCATCTACGAAAAGAAATTGTGTTTTCTCACGAAAATCAATCCAGCGCTAGAACGAAAGCTGCGGACCGTGTTAATAACGTACTTGCTTCTTTAGAGGGAGCCCCTAAAGATAGTAAGTTTGTTGGAATGCGTGAACGTGGTCGTGCAAAAGCAGACACAGGTATTCCTACAGTAAACCCACGCCCTATTAATAGAAAAGGTAAGCCTGGAACGTCTATGGCTTATCCTCAAGACCAAGGTCAAAACTCTGTTGCAGAAGCACTGCTTGTACCTAAGCCTCCTAAAAATACAGGGTTGCCAACAACTGGAGATAAGCCTCAACCAGTAAAAGCTAAATCTGGAAAGGTTCAAGTTACTAAAGGAACAACAGGCATGTTCCCGGCAACTTCTTCTAATCTAGCTACTAAAGAGCCGCAAATTGAAACAGCAGCTGGAAATATCGTACCTGTTAAAAACCTTATGAGGCCAGTAGCGGATGCCAACGCTATTTCCCCTAACTACTCAGAGTGGAAGGGTGCAAATCCTAACCAAACTATGGGTGAGGTAGTGCCTACACCTAAGAAGCCACGCTTATCTAAACGAGATAGTGATCTTAAGAAAGCTATGCGTAAACAAGAGATTGCGGACCTAGTAGCAAAGGCACCAAGCCGTCGTGACAGACGAATGGTTCAGCCTATGCTTCCGGGTTTAGAAAACACTGGTGGAGTAGATAGTAAACCAACACAAACAGCAAAGCCAGAATTAAATACTGAATACGCACAAGGACCGTTACCAAAGGGTGTCGAGACTCGTCGTGACGCTGGGTTGATTAAAGAAACCCCTCTACCAGGATTTAGAGGAAAAGCTATTGAAGGCTTGCCTGCACGCCCTTCTGGACGTGCTAGCAGTAAGGCTATGCGAACACTTGCAGAAATGACCCTAGCCGGTCCAGAAAAACCTACTACAGGTATGGATGACCTACGCAGGATTTCAGCGGCAGGGGCAATCGCTAAGCCAACTCCAAGCAATAGCCGTGAAGTTGCTGTGCCAAGCGGAACACCAAAAGAAAAACGTACACAAAGAAAAGAAGCTATTGCTACTTTCCAAAAAAATCGTCCTATGGAACAGCCAATGCTTCCTTCAGGACCTATACGTTCAAGACAATTCCCATTGGGTGGCGTAACTGAAAAGGTTAGTGACGAGACTAAGGCACTTCAAGGTATTGCAAGAAAACCTTCAAGACGTCCAAATGCTCTATATGATCAAGCTAATAAGATACTAGACGAGAATAAAAATAAGTAAACTATGGCTAGAATACCGAGCTTTTCTCCAGAACCAGAAAAGTTTGACAAGTATAAGTCTTTAAGGACTCATGCTCGTGAAGCTGCTGAGTACCTTACAGGCTTGCCGTATAAGCAACCCGATGACCCATCCTTTAAGGGATATGAGAAACCGGGTCGTGGGGCTAGCGGGGAGTCATCTAACTAATGGGACGTCGTCGTAAAGAACTTCATTTTGGTGTGAGAAGCGGAAACGGTACAGTAATACGCACGTCTGTTTCCGATCGAACTTCTAAAGCTGCTCGCCCATGGAACCACCCAGAGGTTGTTAATGCGTCGCAAAATTACGGTGTTCAGTTCAACAGCTATAAAAAAGTTCACGAATACGAAAATGCAATTGAAGACAAAGGTGCGCTAGACTCTAATCAACGCATGACTTGTAGAGATTGCGGTAAATTTAAATCAGAACACGAGGAGCACTAAATGGCCGCTAAACCTAAGATGAACGAGTACTTTGTAGTAGAAAACTTTGTATCTGCAGAAGACTGCACAAATTTAATTGCTTTTATTGATTCATTGCCTGAAGAGGCTTTTATTCAAAAGCGTGATGGTCGGCTAAATATTGCTAACGCAGACCTTGAAGTTAGTACTGCCTTTATTAATAAGTACACCCCTAAGGTGCAAGAAAGATTAACTGCAGATCATCAAGTGCGTACTTTCTTTCTTTCTGTGTATCCGCCTTCAGCAGGTATTCTTCCTCACGTAGATGAGCCAGAAGAAGAGTTAAAAAATGATATGGGAGTGGTTTACATCCTCAATAGTGATTTTTACGGTGGGGAGATTTACTTCCCAGAGTGGGATTTTATGTATAAACCAAAAACAGGTGACGCTGTGTTCTACCCCGCAAATAAGTACATGCACGGGGTACAGAAAGTTATCTCTGGAGTTCGCTATTCCGTGCCTTTGCAGTACTCAAACGTCCCTGGACAGGCTTTGCCGTTCCTCGTATACCCTGGAGACGCAAATGGCTGAGGTTAAGAAGTTTGGCCCTTACAAGGGCTCAGAGGCCAATGGGGGCCGCCCTATCTACGTGTACAAGAAAAAGGTAGGGGGCAAGTGGGTAACCACCTCTAAGAACAAAGCACGTGCCGATTACGAAGCTAAGAACGGCAAGCTTTCACGAGACACAGATGTAGATCATAAGGATAATAATCATAATAACGATTCTTCCAAGAATCTCCGAGCCTTAAAGCACGGTAAAAACACCGCTAAAGAAAACAAACGTAGGGCAGGAAAAAAGGAGAACCAAAAATGAAGATGGGTAAGGTTGCTAAAGTTGCAGGCATCGTCTCTGATGTTGCTAAAGCAGACAATCCAGCTGAAAAAGCTGGAGCTATTGCTGCAGGTGCAGCTGCTGTTGCTCATCCAATTGTAGGTACTCTTGCCGCCCCACTAATTAAAAAGGGTGTTAGCGCTGTTGTACAAAAAGGAATAGATACTGCTAACGACCCCAAAGTACAAGCTAAGGCTAAAGAAGTAGGTGGAGAAGTTGCCCGCAGAGGAAGAACAGCTATGCGTGGTTTAGCAAGTAGAGCCGGAGAATTAAGAACCGGCGTAGGACATTAATAAAAAAGGCCCCTTTCGGGGCCTTTTCTATTTAACTGGAAAGTTATCGAACCATTTAGTAATACCCGGTTCTGAAGGATCTCCGTCATATGCTCCAGGGCCGTAGCCCCAAGAACTAAAGTTAGATCCTCTACCCGTCATATAGAACGCCGCTTGGGCGTTAGTAACTGGGTCAAGCAGTTCCGCATTTTTTGCAATACCGAACTTCTCTCTACGGATTGCCCCAAGATCCCCAATCATGTTGATTTGGAATAGCCCGTATGAGTTGTCGCCTGTATCTGAAGTTTGATTGTGTGACGTTGGGTGCCCGCGGGATTCCTTCATCACTATAGACCAAGCTACTTTTAGGTTGTTGCCTTCAAAGCCCACCAAAGCCAGCAAGTCTTTCAACTCTTCGGCGGTAAGCTCTGTTGCCCCACGGTATTTGTCGAGTGGATCTACGACCTCTACTATTGGTGCTGGGGTATTTTGTTTGGTGTTTTCAACGGCCATTGCTGCAGGTACTCCACAGATCAATAATAAGTAGGCCACTAAAATTGCAATTTGAGACTTTGCATCGTTATTCACACTATCTCCTAGGCTAGAAGGCCAGTTCTTACATTATGCGCCTGTCACCCGCATAAGGCAATCCGGCCTATGTCTGCCAGATTCGTACTGCAACCCTTTTGTTACGTAGTTAGTGATGGCCCAGATGCCTGAGCCATACCTAAACCCTAGCAGTAACTACAGGGGGTCAGCAACCAAGAACTACGTGTAGAATAAAGTTTCTTAATTTGAGAGGAATATCACATGTCACAGTGGTCAGCACCATGGAATGCGCCAAAAGTGCAGGTAGAAGAAGTAATTGTGCCTGTAGAAGCTGTACCAACAACAGAACCTGTTGTTGAAGCTACACCAGAACCTGTACAAGAAATTGTTGTAGAGGAAGTTGTAGCAGAAGAAGCACCTGTTACTCCAAAGAAAAAGAAAACAGAACCTACACCAGCAGAATAATGAGAATTGAGCGCATCATTACGAGGCAAGGGCACCCCGTACCTGAGACAGCGCATCAGCCTAAAGGACCATTTCCTCCTGAGCTACTTCAATCACAGGAAGTGGTTACTGACTATGTTCCACAACCTGACGGAGGAGTTGATGTACCCGTAGGAGGTACCGCTCAAAATAACTTTCAAGTTGTTAAGTGGTTTAGGTGTAAAGTGTGCGAAGTAGTACTACGTGAACAAGAAGTTGATAACCATAATTGTGAGGAATAATAATTGGCGAATCCAAGGGATATCGGACCCTTTTACTGGCACACTCTTGTATACCCCGTAAAACCTAAAGAGTTGTGGGAAAAAGCAGAAACTCAAGAAATTGACACACCTTTTAGGGGCGGAGTTGGCGTTTCTATACGCCTGCCTCTAACTAGAGTGGCGCTTGTAGTAGGCAAGTGGACTTCCCAATTTGAAGAAAGTCAAGCCTTAACTAATGCTATTCGCGGTAGAGCGCTACCAGAAGAAGAGATAGACTGGGACTTTGTAAGATACGGTGTAAATGAGGGGGAAGATGTTTAAGAAAAAGAATCCGGAACGTGAGCGAACTAAGATTGAAAAACGTGTGGACTCTTTACCAACGGCTGAACTGCTACCTTGGACAGAAAATGCTCTGTACACCATTGGACGCAACTTAAGCACCTGGCAAAGATCTAAAGACGACTATGCTTTGGAAGAAGCCCGAGTAGGTGCAGAAGCACTCTATGTGATCCTAGAAACTTTAAAGAAACGACACGCTAATGAGCGATCTTGAACACGATGATCAATTCGAAGAAGTAGACCCAGAAGAGTTTTTAGAGGAAGAAGACGACGGCCTTCCAGAAGAAGAGCCCGATGAGCTTGACGAGCTGTCTAAAGAGTTTGTTCGTGCTCTTGTAGATAAAATCATGCAATTTCAAGAAATGCTTGTTGGGCACAAGCTTCACGCTTACCAAACTCCTTTGGCACGTCGAATAATTGAATCTGTAATTATTAATGACGGTGAAGAAGTTACAGCCCTTGCATCTCGTCAGTCAGGTAAGTCTGAAACAATTGCTAATACCGTAGCAACACTTATGGTTATCCTTCCTCGCCTTGCAAAGATGTACCCCGACCTCCTAGGTAAGTTTGGAGACGGAATTTGGGTAGGTATGTTTGCCCCTATCCAATCACAGGTAGAAACTCTTTATGGAAGAACAGTATCTCGCTTAACTAGCGAAATAGCTCTAGAGGTTTTAGGTGACCCAGAGATTGATGATATGGCCACTAAAAGCCCAGGAGTTATTAGAAATATTAAGCTAAAGAGGAGTGGTAGCACTCTTATGATGATGACCGCTAACCCTCG